TATTAAAAGGAAGCACAATTGGTTATATAATAGATAAAAAATTCTACTCAGTAAAATATCTCCGCAATCACCTGGAGTTAATTCCAAAAGAGATACTTCCATTTTAACTCTTATTTATAATCATTATAAATTAACATTAATGTATACAACTATCAAAACTATCCCGTAATCTTGTGATACAATTAAACATCTATTATGAACAATTTACAAATACCACAGGCGGAGTGGTCAGCTTTAAATGCAGCTACAAACGCATTCATCAAAACATGGCCCGACTTTGAAATGGCCATTAATTACTTCAATTTTGTTTCACGCTTAAATGAACCCGACATCGAATCGAATATAATCGATTACTTGGAGTTGAATTACGCAAGTCAAACAAAGGCTTATTTTGCCGAGTGCAATATTAACTACGAAGGTGAGGATTAATCTCCTTTTTAAAAATCAAAAATCACAACTAACAATTTAAAAAAAACAACTATTATGAAAAAATTATTTGATGAATTAAACAAGCAAATCGTGACTGCAATTGTCACTGGCAATTATGATGTAATTGACAATTCAGACCATCTCTACACTAAGATTGAAGTCGATGGTATCGCACTAAACTTATGGATAGGCAACGAGTGGAAACATTTCGGTACATTTCTAAATGTAGACAACGATATTAACCTCACATTTAGCGATGAAGAAAAAGAGATGCTGCACAGAAGATTTAATTTCAATCACGAGCAGACTGAATCAGCTAAAAATGAACGCAGCGAATATGAAAGGTTAAAAGCTAAATTTGAAAATAAATAATATGAGCGACCAAACACTTCCGACCTATGCAGATTTAATGATTGACCCTGCACTTGCATATAAGCAAGACCAATTTAACTACTTGATGAACCAAGAACCTCCTGCTAAGTGGGTGGTTATTCATCCCTACATCAAAAACTACCACTATTTGCCAATTGATAAAGTTGAGCATTTACTCAAAAGAATATTTAAAGACTACAAAATTGAAATCACCGGGCAGGGAACTGCATTTAACGGAGTATGGGTAACGGTTAGAGTTCACTATAAAAATCCAATCACAGGCGAGTGGTCATTTCACGATGGGATAGGTGGGCAGCAACTTCAAACAAAGCAAGGCACATCACCTGCGGACTTAATCAATATAAATAATGGGGCTTTATCAATGGCATTTCCCATCGCAAAGACAATTGCCATCAAAGATGCCTGTGACCACTTCGGCAAGTTGTTTGGATCGGATTTAAACCGCAAGGACACGATGGCTTACCAAATGGATGAAAAACTTTCTATATTAATCAAAACTAATTCAGATAAACTAAATGCTAAATAAATATGCTAAATAAAGAACTTATAAAACGATACATATTTGAGGATAGAGACTCGTGGAAAGACTTCCGCAAGTATTTGTTCACTTCATCAAATATCAATAGTCTAATGGCAGCAGGTAAGTCTGCCAATGGACTATCAGTTGGGGCAGTTAGCTACATAGTTGACCTAATCAAAGAACAGATATCAGAACCAGGAGATGACTATTATAATCAAGCTATGGAGTGGGGAAACGAACAAGAGCCACAGGCATTTCTCAGATATTGCGAGAACTATGACTTAGACCCTAACGATGATGATGTTATTTATACTTCAGTAGGGGGGTTTGTATTCTTCACCTATAATGGAATATGTGGAGGGACTCCCGATGTAATTTTAAAAGACTCAATCATTGAAATCAAATGTCCCAATTCAGATACACATATTTATAGTAAGTTATTTGTGACTGCTGAGAACTTCAAAAAAGAGTATCCAAAGTATTATGACCAAATGCAATGGAATATGTTTTTATGCCAAAAAAAGACAGGTATATTTATGAGCTTTGACCCACGCCAAAAGCACGAAGGCAATCAGACTCACTATATCACTATTGATGAAGATTTGGAAAGGCAAGAGGCAATATATTTAAAGGTTGAGGCAGCATATAACTACAAGACTGAGCTACTTGAAAAGCTATCATACAACACCGATGATTTTCACAAAAACAATTAACTAACAAAACAATTATTATGCAAATTCAAAAAATTCTTATTACTCCAAGTTCAGCGGCTGCTTATTTGGAGGCGAACATTAAAAACAGAGCAGTAAAACAACCTACATTGTTGCGATATGTATCAGATATGGCAGCAGGTAGATGGAAAGCAGACACAGGCGAAATGATTAAAATATCAAAAACAGGAGTAATATTAGATGGCCAACATAGATTAATGGCAGTTGTCAAATCAAAAACAAATGTATATTTCCATGTAATAACTGATTTAGAAGACTCGGTATTTGATGTATTAGATACAGGTTCAATGCGTAGTGGCAGCGATGTATTTAATATAAATGGAGTAAAATATAATTCAGTTCTGCCTGCAATGATTCAATTATATGAAATTTTAAAAACTAATCGTGTAGCTGTTAGAGGAACACAAAAAAATAATAGACATACCAATGCAGTTCTTTTAACTTTATATAATGAAAAGCCTGCGTTTTGGGATAACGTAGCAAAAAATTCTTACTACTGGTATGCACAATTTGCAAGGGTATTAAATACACATACCATAGGAGGAATGTATGCTACTTTTTCAGATATAAACCAAGAAGATGCTGACAACTTTATGCAGCAACTATGTAGCGGCTTAAACATCACTAACAATACAATAGGTGTTCTGCGAAATAAGATTATACAAGATAGGTTATCCGCAAAAAAAATGGATATAGGCACAAGAAATAATTTAATAATAAAAACATGGAATAACTTTAGAAAAGGAACAGAATTGACTTTGCTAAGATTTGATGCAGATAGAGAAGCAACACAAATACCAAAATAATTAATAAAAAACAACATGAAAAATATACACACAATCACAGGCCGCGTTGAAGATACTTCAGCAAGGACTTACGCAAAAAAAGATAATTCAGTAGGCTACAATTACGATATCATCATTAAAGTTGATGAGGACACGCAGTATCCGTATGAATTAAAGCTATCCACGAGCAAGGAAGAACACGTTAAACAAGTGACCATTGGCTTAGTATACGTATTTGATTTTAAAGCTCGCAGCAACAAAGGGACTACTGGTTACTTCACGAATTGTAATATATTGAATATCCATGATTGATTATTTAACTCAGGCAGAGATTGATATTGAACTCTATGGAAACCAAGAACCCAACTATTTCAAAGACTATAATAGTTGGGAGGTTTATATGACTGATTTATTATTTGAGCAAAAAGGAATGAGACTTTTGTATGACCGAAAAGAAATCGAAGAGAGAGAGGCAAAAATCAAGTTTATGCCATGCTTAAAAAGTAATTTAGTATCTATTGGAGACTATGCATTTTTGAGTAGAAAATCAATCAAAAGTGTATATCAAAAGATTCAATCAAAAGATATAATTTGCACTCAGCAGGAGACTCGTAAAATGATAGACATAAGCAAATATCCAACTAACATATAATGGAATCAGCAACCATACAAAAGTATAGTAAAATAACTACTTCCCGATTAAAGTTGAAAGCTCAGTCAGTCTTTAACAAATGGATAAGGGCAAGAGATGAGGGGCAGCAGTGTATAAGTTGCGATAGTTATAATACAACTGATGCCAGTCACTACTACTCGGCAGGCAAACATAACAACCTAAGATTCCACGAAGATAATGTTTGGAAAAGTTGTAGACGCTGCAATTACTATATGAGTGGCAATCTGATACAGTACCGGGAACGATTGATTAAAAAAATAGGACTCGAAAGAGTTGAGAAATTAGATGAGTTGAGCAAAGTAAAAATTACCAAAAATGACCGCTTTATTTATATTGAAATTTTAACCAAATACAAATGAAATACACATTCAATCCCGACCTTCTTCAATTTGTGCCAGTTCCAAAAGCAGGACTAATGTACAGGCTTACTTTGAGCTTCCTGATATTACTTGCAGGGCTTTCATTCTTCGTAGCTTATACGTGGCCAAAACATAGCCCATTCAAACAAAAGCAATCCACTACTGATTCAGTTCAGGTAAGTGGAACATTTCACAAAGAAAAAAAATACACCAAATGAAACATAACACATCGAAATCCGAAAACTATCTCCCATTTGTATTGATGCTATTCGTTACCATCTTACTTCTTGGGCTTGATTACTTTGCAGAAATTTTAAAATAAATTTTGCCAATTCAGATTAATCATTTATAATTGCAGTGTCGAGTAGTTAATGAAATTTAAAAACCAAATACAGCCCCGTACCATTTCAGCTAATTTATTAGCAGACTGCTCGACACATTCTTTAATTTGTGCGGGGCTTTATTTTTATTATTATGGCTAAAGATACTTTTTATTTTTCGCATGACTTCAATGCCAGGAGTGATGATAAAATCAAAATGCTAATAAGAAAGCATGGGATTTTAGGGTATGGCACGTATTGGGCTATAATCGAAGACCTTTATAATAATGCGAACGCATTGCGATTGGATTGCGATGGCATTGCGTTTGATTTGCGAGTGGATTGCGAAGTTGTAAAATCTGTACTTAATGACTTTGATTTGTTTGTTTTTGATGGTGAAATATTTGGCAGTATATCGGTTGAAAGGAGATTGGATGAACGTAACTCTAAATCTGCAAAAGCAAGAGATTCAGCTAATAAGAGATGGGGAAAGATAAAAGACGATGCGAACGCATTGCGAACGCATTGCGATGGCAATGCTATAAAGGAAAGGAAAGGAAAGGAAATTAAAGAAATAAAAGAAAGCGTAAATAAATTTACTCCTCCCACTTTTCAAGAAGTAATTTTAATTATTACAGATAAAAAAGAAGCAGAGGCTTTTTTGGATTTGTACAAATCAAATGGGTGGATGGTTGGCAAAAACAAAATGAAAGATTGGGAGGCTGCTGCTCGAAATTGGTTAAGAAGAAAGGTTGAATTTTCTAAACCACCACAAAAAACAGGGAAGCTAAATTTTGACCCAAAACCGATGGGAAGCGATTACGATAAACGCAAAGCATTTCCAAGCGTAGTATGGCCCGAAGATATAATTAAATAGATACTAAATTAAAAAAACATAAAATGAAAAACATGGAAATCCAAAAATTGCAGGATGGTCGAATTGCCCGTATGCAATCCTTTCCCGAAACCGCTGACCAATTTTGCAGCGATGGTAGATTTATTGTCGATGGAGAAAATCAAGAAGTAGTCGACAGGCTTTGCAGATATATTGACAACAATATAAGCGGAACACATAATATCAATAAAGGAATATTGATAATGGGGCCTATGGGTACTGGAAAAACCATCATGATGCAAACACTGGCAAAGCTCACACTAAAAGAAAAGTTTAGAATGGTAAGCCTTGTAAACATCGCCGAGCAGTATAATCTTGAAGGTGCAGACTCATTTGCAAACTTTAACCGACACAAGTCAGCCCCGATCCATATGGATGACAAAGGCAAACTAAACCATATCTGCTTAGATGATTTGGGAAGGGAAAGGCCTGAATCAATCTACATGGGTGCAAGGTGCGATGTAGGTCAGCATTTGATTTATGCCCGGTATAATGTTTGGAAGAATTTTAAAGTCAAGACTCACTTCACTTCAAATATAAACAGTGAACCCGAAATGATATTACGATATGGAGCATTGGCTTGGGATAGGCTGAAAGAGATGTGCAACATTGTAATCATGTCTGGGGAGAGCAGAAGGAAATGAACTACACAGAAGAAGACATCAGATTTGCCATACTTCATGCGTTTGTCATTGGGATTGAAAGACCAGTCTACTCACAAGAAATTGAAGATGAGATAATAAAATTAATTAACCAACCAAATGACATTTGATTTAGAACTATTTAAAGAAGACTTAACCGATTACCGAATTAGTCAAAAGAAAAGCATCTCACAAGCAGCAGTCGATGCCGATGTAGCTGAGGCTACATTCTACTGCCTATATCATCGTGGCATCAGTAAAATTGATATATTGGCCAAGCTATGCACATACATGGGGGTTAGTCCTGCTAAGTATTTTAACTGATAAACAAATTTTGATTTACATTTGTAGTAATTAAATAATATGGAAACAATAAAAGTTAAAATATCAGAGGTAAAACTTAACCCAAATAATCCGAGATTAATCAAGGATGACAAGTTTGCAAAATTGGTTCAGTCAATCAAAGACTTCCCCGAAATGCTAAATATTAGACCTGTTGTTGTCAATCAAGATATGGTGGTACTTGGTGGCAATATGAGATTAAAAGCGTGCATAGATGCAGGGATGGGCGAAATACCCGTAATAGTTACCGACCTATCAGAAGAACAACAAAGGGAATTTCTAATTAAAGATAATGTAAGCGGAGGCGAATGGGACTGGGACATATTAGCAGATAATTGGGACGATGTAAAGTTAAACGAGTGGGGTTTGGATATTCCAGGATATGGGATGGATGGGGAATTTAACGAAAGCGAAGGATATGGTTTTATGAATAAGGTAACCATAGAGTTTAAGACATTTGAAGAAGCCCAAGCATATCACATAAAATGTACCACTGAAAACTTAAAAGCAAGACTATCCTAATGGAAAGATTTAAAAACGGTTGTGGGTTATATAATATTCTCACAGAAAAAGAATTTGAAGAGTGCTACCATGTTATATCTTTTAGTGGGGGTAGGACTTCCGCGTATTTATTAAGTAGGTTGGTTAAAGTTGTGCCGAAAAATAAATTGATTGTAAACTATGCAAATACAGGTCGAGAAGATGAAAAAACATTGCAATTTGTTAAGAATTGTGGTGAGCATTTTGGTGTCAATATAAATTGGATTGAATTTGATATAAACGAAGCCAACAAAAGGTATTATAAAAAGGTAGATTTTGAAACCGCTTCAAGAGACGGAAAGCCGTTAAGAGATTGCTTCGTTTGGAATAAATTTGTACCAACTATACATCACAGAAAATGCACTATTGAAACAAAAATACAAGCGATGCAGTTCTTTTTAAAAGACGGGTTAAAAATAGACAAAAACAGAACAATACAATACATAGGGATAAGACATGACGAGCCGAAACGATGGAGTAAGGTTGTTAATCAGTTTGATAATAGCGGGATTATGCAATGTTACCCGCTTGTTGATTGGGTTATATCAAAACAAAATGTGCTTGATTTTTGGACAAATATGCCATTTGACCTTGGCATTAATGAACCTTTTGGAAATTGTGACTTGTGTTTTCTAAAAACTGTTAAGAAAAGAATTGCGGTGTTACAGGCACATCCAGAAGTAGCGGTATTTTGGAGCGGGATAGAACAAGAATTAGGAAGCACATTTGACCCAAATTATAGCGTTAAGCAATTACTAAAAATAGCGACAGGCAAAACTATTGCCGACCTATCGAACGAAAGACAGAATGATATAGATTGTAATTGTAATATAGATTAACATGGCATATAAAACAGAAGAATTATTAAAACAAGCAATAGAAGCAATAGACAAGCACAAACTATTTTTTATTAGCGATGTAGTGGCATATGTAGCTTGCTCCCGTTCTACATTTTATGAAATGGGTTTGGACAAATCGGACAATATTAAAGAAGCCTTGTTAAAAGTCAAGACCGATTTAAAGGTTTCGATGCGTTCAAAATGGTATAAATCAGACAATCCTACGCTTCAAATGGGATTAATGAAACTAATCAGTACCGAAGAGGAACTTCGCAAGCTATCAATGAACCATCAGGAGCATTCGGGAGAAGTAGCGGTTAAGCAAATCACAGGAATGGAGGTTAAATAATCAGTTTATTTTTATTTGTGTCCATCGTGTGAGCAAAGCAGACTTTAATATTGACTTATAACACTTTGCAAATATTACCAAATCGCTGAAACCCCATATAAATGAAATTAGTTTTTGATACTCGTGGAAATATAAAACAAAAGGAATGTGCAGCAGCATGGTCAGACCAAAATATTACCGAGATAATTTACGGAGGAGGCAAGGGTGGTGCAAAGTCATTCACTGGATGCAAACTAATATTCCACGATGCGTTAGTCTACGAAGGAACTCACTACTTTATTGCAAGAAAGAAACTTAATGACCTGCGAAAGTTCACCATCCCATCAATTCACGAATGCTTCAAAGATTGGGGCATCAAATTAAATGATTATGCAAAATATAACGGACAAGACAACGTATTTGAATTTAAGAATGGATCGAAAGTCTTTTTAATTGAAGCTGCTTATATGCCATCTGATCCATTATACATGAGATTTGGTTCAATGCAAATGACTCGTGGATGGATAGAAGAAGCAGGAGAGTTTGAAGAAGAAGCAAAGTCACAACTATCGGCAACTGTTGGCAGATGGTTGAATAGTGAGTATAATATAGGGCCAAAAGTATTGCAAACTTGTAATCCATCAAAGAATTACTTATATTTAGACTACAAGAATTGGAAGGATGGAAAGTTAGAATCATATAAGCAGTTCATCCAAGCTCTGCTTACAGATAATAAGTGCATGAGTGATGACTATATCAAGAACTTGAACAAGGTATTGTCTACAAATCAAAAAAAGAGGCTAATTGATGGCGAGTGGGAGTGGGATGATGACCCATTAACGATGATGGATTATAATAAAATCCTCGAACTATTTACCAACGAATTTATAAAGCCAACGGATAAAAGATACTTGACTTGTGATATAGCTTATGAAGGTTCAGATATATTTGCAGTTGGATATTGGGAAGGATTAGTATTAAAAAAAGTCTATGCAAGGGAGAAAATATCTGAGGTTAAAGTACCGGGATGGATTCAAGAGCTGAGACTTAATCACGAAGTCCCATTAAGTAATGTAATTTATGACGCTGATGGTATAAAGAAGTTTGTAAGATCAAGCAAAGAGTCTGGCAGTCTACATGGAGCGACTGAATTTCATAATGGAGGCAGTCCAGTTGACAAGGCATATAAGAATTTAAAGACAGAGTGCTACTATAAGTTAGCGGATTATGTAAATAGTAATAAAATTTATATCGAAGCATCAGACTATCGTAATCAAATCATTCAAGAACTTGAGCAGATACGAAAGGTTGAGCATTCTGATGATGGTAAGTTGAGGATTGAAAGCAAAGACAATATTAAATTAAGACTTCAGAGGTCACCTGACTTTGCGGATATGATTATGATGCGTTTATCTGCGGAAATAAAACGCAACGGAGCAAGAATGGGTGCGATGTCATTTGCATATGGCGAAGGTTAATGTATGTACAAAATAATAAAATATAATTTTAAAATATTAGTATTGTGATTTTAGATGAGAGTAGCAGTAAAATTAGAATTTAATACAGGGGTTGAGACAATAAATATCCCGACCAAGTGGAGCGATGTTCCATTCAAGGACTTGGTACGATTCGTAAATTTAGAAGTCTTAGAACCCGAAAATATACTATCAATACTCACTGGCTTACAAGTTGAGTCATTTGATGCACTGCCTGAGTCTGTTATATCTTTTTTATATCAAAAAATATCATTCATTGCGGATAAGGAAGAATTGACAAGTCAGAACTATCAACCTATGGCTTATGAGTCAATAGGCTTAGAGGATTGGGAAAAATTGGAGACCTGCAAGTTCTATATTAGACAAATTGAGGGTAAGCACTTGTGGAATGCTGCATCTGATGTGGTAAAAGTTTATACTAAAATAGATATATCAGATTTGCCGAGTCCAAAAGCAGTTGCAATGGCCAATTTTTTTTTGGAGAAATCACAAAATTTTTGGAACAATTCAAACAACTCAATGAGTATCGACCAACTCAAGAGGAAATTATGGCAGGAATTGACAACTTTGCAAAGTTCGGATATTTCCACACACTCGATAGACTTGCGAACGGAAATCCATTAAATTACGAAGACATATTAAAAAAGCCTGCATCAATTATATATCAAAAACTACTACTGGACTACGAAACAGGAAAATATCAAAAGGAACTAACAAACATTTATAAAAACAAATAATATGCTTACTACATTAATAAAAAAAGGAGACAAGACAGTCGAATTTAATATTCCCGAAACTATTGGATTATTTGCCGACCTAATAAATGTAAGAATATATTTGTCAGTCAATGGAATTGAGGTAGCAAGATATGCAAAAGAAATTGAGGCAGCATTTCAGCCATGTGTTGAGGGTTCGACTGCAACTAAAGCCAAAATTTTAATACTAAAAGAGGACACTATTAACTTTCCAAATGGAGTTCTTATATCTGAAATCGAAATAACGGTAACAGATGCAGACTATATTGATGGCAGAGTAATTAGATGCTCGGCAAATATTTATAACGTAATCCCATCAGTAGACAAATGAGTGATATAATAGTAGTAGTTGATTCACAGCCTATAATCATTGATATTATAGTTGATGATCCTTTAATAATAGAAGTTGACCCACAGACAGGAGCAACAGGCCCTCAAGGTATTCAAGGAGACAAGGGAGACAACGGAGATGCAGGTGAGAATGGTCAAGGGTTTACATATTTAGGCAATTGGGATAATGCTACAACATATCAGCCATATGATGTTATAACTTACGATGGTAGTGCATGGATTACTCCTACTATCAGCCTTAATCAAGTTCCTGGTACTGCAGGTGATTGGTATATTATAGTTCATAAAGGAGACACAGGTAACACAGGTAACACAGGAGCAGCAGGTGATAAATATGCAACTACAAGCACAACTACTCAGGCATTAGATAATAATGCAACTATCACTATGTATACTGCGGACTTAGGTCTTAATTACTCGGTAGGTCAAACTATTATAATTGCAAACGATTTGTCTCATCATATGCATGGAGGTGTGGTGTCATATAACGGAGGCACAGGAGCATTGGTAGTTCACTTGACAAATAAAACAGGCACTGGCACATTTAGTTCTTGGAGCATTAATTTAGATGGGGCAGTCGGAGAAGCAGGAACAAACGGAACAAACGGAACAAACGGAACAAACGGGACTAACGGAACTAACGGAACTAATGGAACGAATGGAACGAATGGAACGAATGGAACGAATGGAGCATCCTTCCTTAGTGGATCTGGTGTGCCATCTTCGGGACTTGGAGCAAATGGTGATTCGTATATTGATTATTCAACAAATATATTTTATACCAAAGCAGCAGGAGTTTGGACTTCGCAAGGCCCATTAGGTAAAGAACGAACATTATTTGTTTTGCCAGCAGCAGTTTCAGCTCCTGCAAACACATCTTACAATATTTTATCATCTTATATAATAGCTGCTAATATATTATCTGTCGGAGATGTGATAGAAGTATCAACTTTTTGGACAGTAAACAATAACGCAAATGCAAAGTTTTGCTATTCAGATATGGGTGGTAGCAATATGCTAGCTTTAACAATGGCGAATCAAATATCTGCACAAACAAGACAACTGCACAAGGTTACAACAAGCACTAATATAAAATCCAATTTTACAAACGATAGCGGTGCAGGTAGAACTTCAGCTGCAAGCATTAATACTACGGTAAATATTGCCAACAATATAACTTTAAATTTAGGAGGTCAAAAAACAGGGGCTGCAAGTGATACTATGATACTTGAACATTACTTGGTTAAACTTTATAAAGCATAATGAGATATTTTCAATTAATAGACATGGAAACTAACGAGTGCCAGTATGCGAGAAGCATTGAAGTCCCGTTTACCGATTTAAAAACAAGAATATTTGAGTCATTTGATGGTGGGAGAACTTATTTAGAAATTCAAAAATGAACTACATTGATATAACAAATCTATTAAGGACTACTGCCAACTCAGTAAATGAGAATGGCTTTTTTTTAAATGCAGCAGGCAAGAACTCCGAACAAAGGAAGTCGGCATTAAGTATATGCGGAGCTGAGACATATCCTCAGATTGCGGTGTTTCATTTAAAGGCAAAACCTAACTTCTTAAATGATGCGGAGAATTACGATATATTAGTAGGATTTTTTGAACCCGACCACATATCATCGGCAGCAAGTCAAGATGATGATTATAGTAATGGAGTATTGAAACCAACTGAGACCATAATTGGCGAGATGTATGACTTAGCTATGTTATATTTGTCGACTTTATCAGACACATTAAATATAGTTGATGTTGAATTAGGCATCGAGATAAAGCAATTCAGCGAGACATTGAGCGGGGTAAGTGCCATATTTAAAGTTCAATCGAAACAATCATGTTAAGTATGTTTTCTACATTTCAAATCCTTGAAAACTTTGGGCAATTAACTGCTCAATCGGTAAAGGATGACCTATTGACAAAGAAGAGCAAAAGATATACGGAGTCAATGGGCAACTTTGAAGAGGTAGCAGTCAACACAGGACAGACTGCAGGTTCTGTTTCATATAGATTAACAAACGATGGGGTGGAGGTATATGCTGATTCAAATATTGAGAATATTTTAAGAGGTCAAGCACCTGGCGAATATCCTCCGATTGCATTTATAGACAATTGGCTTGCATCAAAAGGTATAGATTTAAGTCCATTTGCGGTGTCAAATTCAATTCATAATAACGGGTCAAGCATTTATCAGTATTGGAAAGGTCAAGAGAATGATATATTGAGTGATTCAATCAATGAAGATATGGTCAAGAGGTTAATGAGTGACATTTCACAGGCAACAATTTCGGGAATTTTGGAACAAATAAAACAAGCAGCATGAGTTTAATATTAGAATCACAACCTACTTTCAAATGGAATAGCTTATGGCAGCCAATTGAGTATGTATTATATTTTTATGATGTCGATTTCTATGCAGTCACCGACAATGGCACAGGATACGCATTAGTTCAGCATGATACTTATACTTATACTGGTTACGATGATGGCAACCATTATTTATATATTGATGGTACAGACTATAACGGTATGTTTAAAATATTAGAGGTAGTTGATTCTACTCATATTGTAATTGATACACCATATATAGGAGATGATAGCGGGATCATTGGTTTAACATATGCAGTTGATACTATTTCATTGGTTGCAGGATATGCTCCTCCGCATACATTTGCTGCATCAAATCCCGAAGAAACTATATGTGCTATTCGTGCAGTCGCAGACCCTATTGATGGTAAAATACATATTAGAGTTGAGAAATACTTGCAATCGAAGTTTAAAATTAGTCCTCCATTTGTAGGGTATGACTATTGGATGTCAACTCCATTTCATGTAGTAGATGAAGGTCTTGGAGTATTAGACACAATTCAACGATATGCAATTAATTCGGCTATCACTACTGATGACTTGCAAGCGTTCACAGTTCCGGGTGCAATATTAAATAGCACTGAATTTATAGACTTTCAGCAGTCTATTTATTTATATAGTCAAATTGTTAATGATGGAATTTATAACACAAAAATAGTATAATGGATTTAAGCAGAACATATAATATTTGTAAGGGTTCATACTGGAAATGCGAAGACCCAATTACTGAAACATTATTCACTTGGGGAAGTGAATTTGACCCTTTACCGTATTGGTTCTTTCCGATTTTATATAGTGGTTATGAATGCTTTAATTTTTACTTCATACCGGGAGCAGTCGGCACATTTATTATACCTATTTCGGGACAGGAAGGATACACAGGAAATATAACTATCAATGTAAGTGAATGCGGTGGTCAATATGATAAATGCCCTGAAGATGAAGATGTAAATATAACTTGGTTGAATCCCGAAGGAGGATGGCAGACATATGTTTTTCAAGGATTAAGATTTGATGGTTACGATCAGGGCAAAATAACAACATTTAAAGATACAGGAAGAGTATTAAAATTTGTTGAAAGGATTGGAGTTTATGAAACTCATGTATGCGAAACATTATGGATTCCAAAAACGCACATAGATTACCTTGACACATTGCGTTACGGAGCAATACAAGCATGGTTATTTAATGTTGATACAAGCAACTATGATATACCTATTATAGTTGAGGCAACATCCTTCACAAAGTATGGCAGCAGAGACCAACTATTCAAGGCAACGGTTAAATATAGACTATCAACTGAAATTAATATACAAGGACAATGAGTTCAATAGTATTAAATGGGGAGGAGGTAGAGTTACCTGATAGCACTACACTGGCTTTAACTTTAAGTGCTGCAAATTTGCAAGACCCTACTACTCGTGGTGGTGCATATAGCAATTCATTTCATCTACCAAGAACTAATCAGATGAAGCGAATAATACAAAATGTAGATAAGACAAATGCAGGTATAGACTCCACTACTCCTATCCCTTATATTCAATTCCCTGCTGCATTAAAAGATGGCGGGTCGGTATTTCAGCAAGGCACTGCGGTATTGAGAGAAACAAAAGAAGAACACGAAATGTTTTTTTTAGGCACAAATGCCGAGTGGGCTTCTCAGCTCGGAGATAAGAAGATAAGTGAAGTTGATTTATCAGAATTAAATATTTCGTGGAGTGCTGCTAATGTCGGATTATATCGTGACAATTTATGGACTAATGGCATAATATTCCCGAATGTAGACTATGGATTATGGGCAAGAAGGGATTTGGCAAAAGTTACATTCAATGAACTTTATCCTGCAGTATATGTCAAATATTTACTCAAGAAATTAATTGAAGGCTATGGATATACTTTAAGTGGGTTGTGGTGGTATGATACTGATGAGCGATTTGATGAATGTGTTATTCCTTTTTCAAGTCAGAATTTTATTACTCCTGATTATTTAACATTGAACAAATCAGTAGGCACTCTAACAACTAACAGGGATTATGCTTTGCCATCAACTGCTGCACCATTTGGAGTAATTAATACAGATTTAACTTGGGATGCAAAAGTAGACCCACAAAGTCAATTCAATTTAACTCAATTTACTGCTGAAGTATCAGGTTATTATTTAGTTTCTTTTGATATAAATTTAACTTTGACAGGAACTTTAAATAGTCCTTTTACTGAGTCTATTTATGGACTGACTACAACAGTATCAGTATATGTAAATGGAGCTATGCTTGACCCATTAGATTATGCAACTGATAGTTTATTTATTGCAAATAGAGCAAATAATATTTCATTCAGTAAAAATTATTTTTTAGCAGCAGGAGATACAGTCAAAATTAATATTGAGGCTGACACAACTTTGCTTAACAATGCCGCAGGGATGTCCTATCATATTGTAAGTGGTTCATCATTTACCGTAGCTCCTTCTTCAGGAGTAATCGGAACTGCTCCACTATCTATTGCTGCTAACTTGCCAAATATCACTCAAAAGGATTTCATTAAGTGGGTAGCAAATAGATTTGGAATAGTATTTATGACTGACACTTGGACAAAAAATGTTAGAATAGAAAAGTTAGATTATATATTAGGTAAAAAAACTGATGCATACGATTGGACTGATAAGATGGATGTTTCACAAGTTCCAAGAAGAACATTCCAATTAAAAGAATATGCTCAAATAAATTGGCTAAAATATAAAGAGGACAAAGCCGATCCATTACTTGTTTTAGACACAACTTATGGCAATGATTATTTTGAAGTATTAAATAAAAACATAATAGCTCAAAAAGATTTATATTTATCACCATTTGCAGCCACAAAAAGAGGAACATCATTTAACAATTATTATCCTTTAACAATTGTACAAAATAGAACAGTAACATCAATCCCAACGTATAGGGAAAAAGATGGTATTTCAATATATTGGTATGATTCAATAGTAACTTATACAAATTTCACTAACTTAAGGATAGTAGTTTATTATAACAAGTCTTATTTTCAACTCAGAGAAGGCCAAACACAAACAGGAGGAACTTCATTTGATTATACTAAGTGGGATATGGTCAAAGTCTCTGACATATTTAATCAAGTGGCAATAGTTCCAAGAGTCGGATATATTGAGATTAATTCTACTGCAAATGAAAATATTTATATTGAAGAAATAGGGGTGGAGGCAAATCAACCACAACTATTATTTGAGGATTTAAAGTTTACGAATGCCATCACTAATTCATATAATGCTATAATCGGTATGTTAACAAATACAAGAGTTATAGAGGGATTGTTTCACTTAAATAAGACTGATATTGTCAAGTATTTAGAGACTAAATTTGAAACTCAAGGAGCGTTAATTCCTGTATATTTAGAGGATGAAAACGGAGAAAAGAATTACTATTATATAAATGAAATTAAACAATTCAAAATCAACAAAAGTGAATCGTGCTTTGTTGAACTAATAAGACTATAATGGATGAGAAAATATTAATATCGATACAAGTTGACCAAGCGGGAGCTATTAAAAATACTGCGGACTTGGACAATCAAATCAAGGATTTAACAAAATCAAATAAGGAGCTTGCAAAATCTGAGGGGGACAACTCCATCAAGATTGCGGAAAATAATGCTTTGATTCGTTCTTTAAATGCTGAAAAGCGAGAGCAAACTAAGTTGGTAGACCAATCTATTAAGGCATTCAAGTCTGAGTCAGGTTCGTTGACTCAACAAAAAGCTCAGTTAGCAGTATTAACTCAACAATATAATAATCTATCGGAGGAGGAGAGGCTTAATTCGGATATAGGTCGCAAACTTGCAAGTGATGTATTGGCATTGACTAACAATTTAAAGAGTCAAGAATCTGCGGTAGGTGATAACCGTAGGAACGTGGGCAACTATTCTCAGGCTCTAAATGTACTTGAAAAGTCTTTGGCAGAGGTCAACGCTAAGATTATAGCTAATTCTCAGAACGGGAAAGGCAATGCGGCCGACATGGATAAGTTGAGTAAAGAAGCCGAAATATTAAACGGGCTTGTCGAGCGTCAATCTCAGGGATTCGGGAAAGCAACTCAGGAACTAAAAGAAAATACCGCAGCACTTCAGAAAATGAAAGCTGCCGGACTTGATGGGACTGATGCTTATAAAAAATTACTAAAAACAACTGGGGATTTAAAAGATGAGATTTCAGATTTAAAAGACGGTATAAATACTTTCAAAGGTTCAGGAGTTGAAAAACTAAACGCATCATTTGGCCAGCTCCAACAAGGTATCGCTAATTTCGACACGGACGCACTAAAACAAGGGTTTAAAGGACTTGGGGCGGCTATGACTGCAATACCTATCTTCTTAATATTGGAGGGGGTAAAATTGTTATGGGAAAACTTTGATAAAGTCAAGGAAGCCGTATCAAAATTTATACCAGCACTTAAGGAAACGGTAAATGTCAAAAAAGAATTAAACGAAGCAAGTTTAGAAGGGGCAAAGAATGCAGCAGTCGAGAGGGCTAATTTAGACAATCTATACAAGGCAGCGACCGACCAAACAAAATCGCTATCAGAGAGGGAAAAAGCTCAAATATCATTGCAAGAAACTTACCCATTAACATTTAAGAACTTTACAGATGAGCAGTTTGCTCTTGGGTTAGCCAAAAAAGGATATGATGAATTGTCAAAAAGTATACTCGATGCTTCGATGATAAAAGCAAAGCAGGGGTTGCTTGATAAAAAAGCTATGGAGTTTGCCGAAGAGGAGCAAAAGAGGTTGAATGAAATTGCAGACTTAAAAGCGGAATTAAATTCCTTATCAAAAGAGGCAAATGTCATTAATGACATTGAAAGCCATTCGCGGCAAGTGTTAGCATCCGACTATGACGCTCAAATGTCAAAAATAAACCACTTAATAAAAATAAATGACGATGAAGCGAAGTCATTCAAGAAAAAAAATGCTGACATATTAGGAGATTTAACACAACATCAAGAGGGGGCCAATAAGATAGCAGCAGAAGCCTCCGCTGCTGCTGAATTATTAAAGAGCAAACAAAAGTCCCCTTCCAAAATTGATAAGGCGAAAAAGGACGAAGAGCAAAGACTTCAAGATATTGCACAATTTAAACACGACTTAGACGCTCGTCAAATCCAAACACAAACCGATTCAATCTCCAAAGAATTAGCACTTTTTGATTTAAAGGCAAAGCAAGAAATGGACGCGGCTATTAAGAATCATCAGGACATTAAAAAACTTGATGAAGTGCAAGGGGCAGAGCGTGACTTAATATGGAAAAAGTGGAGGGATAAAGATATTGCCGACAGTAAAACCGCTGCCGATAAAGTAAAAGCCGACAAAGATAAAGCATATCAAGACCAAGTAAGTCAGACTGATGAGTTCTTTAAAGTGATGGATACTAAAAGAGCTGAGCAACTTGCATCAGGGAATATAACTAAAGCTCAATTTGACCAACAAACAACGGATGCAGAAGCATTACGATTACAAGCTCAATTAGAGTTAGCCAAGAAATCAGGACAAGAAACCGTTGACTTAGAAAATCAAATATCACATCAAAAAATTGACATATCAAAGGAGACTGCTGAAAGGCAATTAGCTATTGACAAACAAAAATCTGATAGACAATTGCAAATGATTAAAGATATATCAGATGCAGCGACAAGTATTATTTCAAGCAGTTATGACCAACAAGGATTCAATTTTCAGAAGTTCAAAAAGCAATTCATTCTTGGGCTTTTGGATATGTTGCAAAAAGTTATTGCGGTGCAAATTGCCAGTGCAACAATAACATCGCTATCAAGTCCTCAATCAATAGCAACAGGTGGGGCATTAGGAGTAACTCAAGCCGCAATATTAACCGGGCTAATGAATATTGCTTTTGCTATTGCTAAAGCCGAGATATCTAGGGCGGGAGGTGGTGGAGACTTTGTTACGTCGGGTCCTACTTTAATGATGGTTGGGGATAATCCGGGCGGAGCTGAAAGAGTGCAAGTGACTCCACTATCGGGCAAAGGTCAAACCTATATCAATCCAAGCAGTGGGCTGCATCATTTTGCAGGCGGTGGCACATTGTCTACGGATGGAGGATTTGGTACACGAGCAAGTACAAGTCAAGCGATGAGCGATGCAAGTATATTTCAAGTAACTGATGCGATTGCAAATATGAAGCAGCCAGTGCTACAGATAACAACTTTGGAACGAATTCAAGAAAGAAGTGCTGAGATTAGTGCATTAGCTACTATTTAGTAACCAAACATTCCATTGACAATCCATTTTGCAAACGTAAAAAATAAGACTATCAATCCTATAATTATATGGGAATATACAAATACTCTACGAGTTAAATTGTAGAGTTTACGATTCAAGTTTTTTGATGGCTTTTTTTAATGCAAAAATAATATCATCAGTAGAAGCGAGGAATATTTCAACTACTTTTTGTTGCTCCTGAGTTGCCTGAGAATGGTCGGTTGATTTACAGTATTTTATTTTAATTTTTATTCCTTCCATTTGATTTTTTAAAATGCCAATTGGATATTCAAAATTAGTTTTAATTTGAATGTTTGGGGTAGTAATTTTTTTTGCCATAATTTTTTAAATAAAAAACCCCATGCTAACCATAACATGGGGCAACACACTATTTGAAATCAACTAAATCCTTATTAAATGCTTTTATAAATTTACGAATTACATAAGATGCTTCACCTTTGCCAACTTTCAAAATAAAGTCTTCCTTCATCTTTTTATCCAATCGCACTGGCAATATAACATTCTTATTTCGGTCTATCACAATACAAATTTAGTGTATATACAAAAGGACACTACGTTTTTTTTATAAACAATATTTGCAACGTGATAAAATCTAAATTAGTAATCAATGGAGAAATAAGGTCAACTGACCCAATGTTTGAGGCATTAGGGATGGTGGATAGTTGTTTTTCTGATATTGATTGCCAAAATTTTTTGAACGATAATAAAGAAGCCGACATTATTGATGTTGAAATAACAAGTCCGGGCGGTTCGGTTGAGATGGGATTTAGAATCCATGATATGCTAATTGGATCGGGCAAGGTTATAAATACAATAGCCTATAAAGTTGATTCAATTGCTACGGTGATATTCTTGGCAGGTTCAACACGATTGATAGCTGAGAACTGCACACCATTGGTTCATAACCCTATGATTAGTTTGCGTGATGGTGTAATGCTAAATGCAATGCAACTGGATGAGTTAAAATCGGAAACTTTGCAAGTTCAAAAGCAACTGTTAGACTTTTATTCTCAAAAATTGTCACTTGATAAAGAAGGCAAAAGTTCAATGCAAGATTTAATGGACAAAAATAGTCCAATATCTGCGAAAGAATTTTTAAAACTTGGCTTTGCTACTGATATAATCAGGACTAATATGTCGGTGAAGCCTTCGGTAAGTAAAGCATATAATTTAAGGATGGTTTCAATTGCAAACGAAAATAATTTAATCGAAAACAAATCAATAAAAAATAAAATGGAAAAAGAATTTTCAGCCCTAAAAAATACGATGACCAATATCGCCAAAGCTCTTGGATTTAAAGCTATGGAAGATGGTTCAATCGTGAAAGAAGTTAAAGCTATAATGTTGGAGACAACTGATGGCACAGTCCTTTATACCGATAGCGATGCTATTGAAATTAATGTGACTAAAGTATTTACCGATGAAGCGTTAACCGTTCCTGCGGTTGATGGCGATTATGTTACTATTGATGGTGACACAATCAGCGTTATGGGTGGAGTAGTTAGCAACTATATCGAGATGGAAGCACAAAAAGTTGCTGATTTAGAAATAGCAAATGCAAAAATTGATGAGCAAACAAAAACCATCGAAGCATTGAAAGCCGAAAATGAAAAGTTAACCAATGACTACAAATCAAAATTTGAAGCATTGACAACTACATACAATGCATTCTTAGCAGTTGTACCGGGTAGTGCAGCATTATCACAACACAAACCAATTGCAGAAACTTTCCAAGCACAGAGACTACGTGAAATGCGTGAAGCTCGTACAGTAGGTAACAAATAAATATATAACCCCTTAAAAAAATGAAAAACAATAAAATGAAAAACATACTAAGCCTTGTTTTAGTATCACTTTTGGGAATCGCTTTGGCAGTTCCAATCCAATCTAACTTGCATTTTAGTTCAGCCATGTCACTTACGATAGGTATGATTTCAATGTTTAGCTTTGCAATGTTCAACACATATCTTCGCAAACAAAATGTATTCGCTGCAATCACCTTCACAGGCCCTGCATCTTTTACTGATTCCGTTTATGAGGAAATATTGAATGACATCTACTTACTAAATGATACAGTAGGTAAAGGTTATGTGAGATTTGTTGATAGTGTTAAAAGCACAGGCCGAGTTCGTGCTATGACAGTAACAGTTACTTCACAAGCATATAGCAATTCACCAACCGCTGCAGGAACTATATTAGTTGAAGAAAGAGCAATAACACCAGTAAAAAAAGAGTCTTATAATACTTTTGATTACGAAACTATTCGTGTATCTTCATTTAGCGAAACAATGATGCCCGGTGCTGCAAATATCATATCTGACCCATTCACGCAAAAGTTGATTGGTAATGTAGGCCCTAAATTGAGCAAACTTGCAGAATCAGAATTTTGGAATAGCATCACAAGTGGTACTCAGACTGCAATCGCAGCTTTGACTGCAAATGCAGCTCAAACATCAGTAGGCGCAGCAGAAAAAACTTACGCAGCATCTTTAACCGCAGGGTTAACCGATGGTGTAGTAACCAAATTAATATACAATGATGCAGTTACTCAAGGTACATATGCAGTAGGTAAGCGTTATAAAGTTGTAGGAACAACTCTTTCAGCTACTAACATCCAAGATGAAATTGATAAAGTATATGCTCAAATTGATGATGCTTTGTTGACTCCCGAAAATATTGGTCGCTGCAAAATCTTCATCCCAAATAACGTAGTTAAATTCATCAACCAAGCTAATACGGTTGTAACTGCTTACCAAATCGTGTTCATCAAAGGTGCTAACGGAAACTTTACATATAACGATGTAGAATTGTGTCCAGTACCATTGCCCTCAAACTGCATGATTGCAGGTTGTGGAGATGACATCTGTTGGGTGACTGATTTAGTTGATGATGTTAACCAAGTTTTGGTTGACAAATTGCCTGCTCCTGCTAAGAATTTCTTTTTTGATATTGTCTACACACAAGAGTCATGGATTTTCTATATGAGTGCAAAAGTTCTTTATTTAGGTTAATCTTTTAATATATAAACAAAATGAGTTTAGAAAATTGTGCAACCTTAACAACCCTATCGCTAACTTGCGATGCTGCAAAAGACCCAAGTGGTGTTCGTGGTCTCGTATGGTTAGGATTTAGACCCGAAATATCTTCTTGTAGCTTTGGTATGGAAGGAGATATTACTGCATTTACCACATCGGGTGGATTATATACTTTTGATTCTAAGCATCGTGTTCATGCTCCAAAAACAACAGGCATACCGGGTGAGAAGATTCAAATGTTTGACCAAGAAATCATGCTGCATTTGTTTGCAAAATCAAAGAGTGAGCGTGCTGCAATGGAGATACTTTGGAAGTCTGAGCGGATGATTATATTCTTCCAAACGGAAGGAGGTCAAGTTATGGCAGGCGGTATTGATATACAACCTTCAACAGGTGATCTTGATGATGAGCGTGGATTGAAAGGTTCAGCATATGAGAAAGTCTTTGGTGGAGCTACTGTAAATGAAGATATGGGTTATAAAATTACTCTAAAAGGTACTTTTTACTCAGACTTTAAATTGGTAACTTCTATAACAGTAGGCAATGAGTCATTAACTGAAATTATAGCCGACTTAAACTCACTAACATAGTATGGAGGATGAGGAATTAAGAGAATTTCTTTCCCAACCCTATCAATATTTAAACAAGGAAACCCTCTTAGATTACTATGAGGGTTTTTTTGGTAAAAAGCTAAAGCGAAATTGCAATCAATGCTATCGCAGAGCATATAATGAATTTTTAACTTATTTTAATTTAGATATATTTACAATGGCAAAATCAAAAAAAGTAGCATCTATTATAGATGAATCGCAGGTTACTCCTACCGATGAAATAGTAGTTAGTGAATCAACTCCTGTTGTCTCTAAAGTATCGGCAGAAGGAAAGAAAAAGGGCAATAAATACACATATAACGAATCATTCAAAGGTAGCACTACATTTGTAAAAGAAAAAGGATGGGTAATTAAAGACTCTATCACCGATGAGCAGGGCGATTATATTATTAAAAATCTACCAAGTTTAAAAGGACTTATAAAAATAAATGAGTAGGCGTAACAGACATATCAATTTTGAAGGGACTTCCAAACCGAAGCCTGCAAAAATAAAAAACGAGGCATCATATGGTGTTCCTCGTGATTATAAGGCTACGGTAGCTGACCTAAACTTTAATGTAAATACTAAAATTTATATTTTTGGGCCTGGCGGTGTTTATGGGAACCTTCCTAACACATTAATTAATACGGTAGATGATAGTGGGACTGCATCTACTTGCATTAAAAGACTGCGAGACTTCACCTTTGGCGATGGATTTAAGGATGAGAATACTGCTAAATTTAGAATCAATCCTGAACAAACTGCCAATCAAGTATTATCTGAAATTTCAAATTATATTTCATACTTTGAGACTGCATTTGTCCTTAGAATATTATTTGACAATTCTGGCAAGGTTTCTCATGTGTATCATGAGCAACTTGAAGCATTCAGAAAGAGAGAAGATGGTTTATTTGTATATAATAGATACATGGGGACTAAGATATATAAAAAGGCCGATGACATATTGATTCCTACATACGATCCGATGAAGACTCCTGAGCAAAGATTTCAGCAAATTACTCATCAGATGACTGAGCATGGTAAACAAGTCGGTGAGGTATTATATGTTATGAGTAAGGGAGCAGGATTCTTAAAAGATAAATATCCAATTCCTTCTTACTATTCGGGACTTGATGACATCGAAAGCGATGCTGCAATTTCGAGACTTGAAAAAAGAAACATAGTAAAAGGGTGGAAGGCAAAGGTTATTGTTTCGATGGGAAAAGTTGATAATGAAACCGAAGATGAAGATGGGCATACTGCCTTAGATTATGTGCAGCAGACTTTAAAATCATTCTCTAATCCCGATGGAAGTGATATAGCTTTATTGCTTGGCGAAACTGCGGAGGACAGGCCACAAATCAGCACATTAGATGTAAAAGATATATTAGATGGTGTTGATAAAGCTACTGAGCGAGTGGGCAGAAAAGTATGCAGACATTTCGGTGTTCCTCCTGTGATTGTAGGTTTTGAAGAACCAACGGTAATAGGGAACTCGCAAGCTCTCGCCAATGCACTAGCATTATTTAAACGAGACATTCAATATAAGCAACAAGTCATATCAGATATATTTACAGGATTATTCCCGATGATGAATTGGGAAATTAATAATATAGATATGTTTAGCTATATTGCTCCTGAAGTATTAGCATCGCTAACTATTGACGAATTGAGAAAATTAGGAGGATATAACGATTTGCCACAAGTGACATCGGCATCAACTGATGCCACAATTAATGCTATCAATTCACTATCTCCATTGGTCGCAAACAAAGTTCTTGAATCACTTTCAGAAGATGAAATCAGGGCATTGATAGGACTTGGAACAAAAGGTGAGCCAAGCAAATTAGACCCATTAACCCCACACCCCAATGCCTAACTTAATAGATAAAACAGATATAGTAGCGTTAATTCCTAACACTACTTTAAATATTCCCGATAGCGAGATAGACCAACATTGTAAAGATGCTCAAATATTCGATTTTCAGCCACGTATGCCGATAGAATTTTATGCAGCGTTGATTGGTGTTAGGACTACTAATTTAGATGCCCTATTCAAAGAATTTATTATCCCTGTTCTTGCTTACTCAGCATTCGCTCGGTACTTGCTTTGGAATGGAAAGCACGTCTCACGAATGGGCATGAGAAAGATTCAAGAATCAACATCAACCGAAGTAAATGCGAAGGAAATTGGCGAGCTGATTAATGATATGGAATTTAAAAAGGATGTATCATGGACACGATTATATAATCAATTGAAGACTGATGGTTATGCTTATGACTCGGTGAATTATAATTTTGCCAATTATATGCAATCTACTGACAAAACAAAGCGGTCACCACATATTATAGCAGTATAATGGCGAAACAAACTAATATAGTAGCCAAAAGAATAAAAGTAAAAGCTAAAAATAAAGGAGTTGTTTCCAAAAAAGGCAGCAGCAAGAATAAAAATTCAGACTTATATAAAAAACCATCGAGAGGACAATGACACCATCAATATTAGCGATATTTATTTCAGTATGCACAGCCATTATAGTAGCTTCAATTTTAGGAGTAATTTCTTGGATTAAAAAGACATTCAAAAGTCATAACAATAGAAATATAATAGTCTCTATTCAGGTAGAGTCTATGTTGGAAGGATTCAAGAATGTCAATCATAATTGGGGGAATGAATTTAAAGAGGGCTATGATAAAAAATATCACGAACTAATCGAAAAGCACAATTTTATCAATCACAATTAAATGATTTTTGCAAAACCAAAACAAAAAACTATGACAACTTTTTTAAAAGAAATTAAAATCCGCAAGAAATTAGAATCTCCACAATTCTTTCAGAAGCTCGGCAATATTGGTCGGAAGATTGCAATTGTATCGGGCCTATTATCAGCAACTGCATTATCACTTGCAACGGGAGGAATCGCCATCCCTGTTATTGTTACAACAATTTTGGCGAGCATTTCAGCACTTGGTGAAACCATCAAGAAGGTCAGTGATTTGACAGTTTGTGACAAAGACAAAGGGGAATTAAATAAGGCGTTATAATGTATCCACTCGTTATATTTGCATTTGTAGTAATTGGATTGCTATGTTATATTTATTATGATATTGAGAATTTTAAAAAAAATCAATGACAAAATTTGAATTAGTAAAAGAGAGACTGCTCCAGGTACAAGGATTTACTACCGACTGCTATAATGATGAGGTATGTGTTAAAAAAAGTATAGTTCTTCATCATACCGCAGGAGGGTCAGCGAGTAGCTCCGTATCCTTTTGGAAACAGGCAAAAAACAAGGTATCAACTTGCGTGGTAATTGATAGAGATGGTACTATATTCCAATGCTTCTCATCCGATCGTTGGGCCTACTCGTTAGGGTTAACTTCCGCAAACTATCAGACTATTGAAAAGCAGACCATTGGGATTGAGCTTGCCAATTACGGATACTGCGAGAAGTCAAGAGGGGAGTTCTATAATGCCTATCAAGGCTTTATGACCGATGATAAAGTATGTGCATTTGAGCATGCGTTTAAGGGGAAGCAATATTACGAGAAGTATTCCGATGCACAAATCGAATCTACCAAAAGACTGATTCAATATTGGGGCGAAAAGTACGGGATAGATATAAAATACAAAGGCGATAGGATATTTACTTTAAGTCAGGATGCACTGGCAGGTGCAGGAGGTATATGGACTCATAATTCATACCGGGCAGACAAGTCAGACATTTGTCCGCAGCCTAACATGGTTGAGATGCTCAAAAGCCTTTAAAATTATTTAAAATATTCCAAGTCTATTGATTTAGGCTTGTGGTGATTGCCCCTGTTCGTCATGTTCGGGGCTTTTCTTTGGTATCAGTTAATTTTATTTGGCTAATTTTCAACAAGTTACAAAAAAAAGACAAAAAAAATTTTGTACTTTGGAATGAATAGCCGTAGTTTGTATTCAGATAACAGAGACAAATTAAATAAAATAATTAAAAAACACAAAATGAAAAATCTAACACAATCACAAATCAACCAAGTTGCTAATTTAGAATCTTGGTCACAAACAAAATTTCATGGTAACACAAAGAAAGTAGGTGAACTATCAGTAGTTGATATTAAATCTATAGTTGGAAAGAAGCACTCTCGTAAATGTGCTAAAATTAATAATGCACGTTTATCAAATTTGCAACTGGTAAGAATGTTACTTAATCAATCTTTAAAATGCAAGGGAACTAATTACTGCAAAATCATGATTGAAGGGAACACACACATATATTATGCATCTGCCGACTACGGTCATTCTGATTATAATAAAAGTTGTTTATTTGTTAAAAATGAGCAGACAATTAAGTTGATGAATTTATTTAACTCAATTATAAATAAGTAAAATGAAACTTAAAAAAATATCAAACACCTGGTACTTGACCATTAGCGGACAAGTCTATCAGCACACAACTATCTCATCAGCATTATCCCAATTACAAAATGAACGCAAAAGATAAACTCAAAGAATTAATGTCTCACAGGAATTGGCATGGTGGTAAATTTGGAAGCTCAAAAACCGCAGCAGTTTACAAAAGTCTGCATTTGAAAAGTCGGTTAAGTTATGAGAAGTCCTGCGAAATGCTTATTACTTTAGGATATGTAAAAAAATCGGAAGAAGTATGGGTTGAGTGGGTTAATTGTAAACAAGTATCAAAGAAATTACCTATTTTTGCGACATGGAAAACACAAGAGGAGGAAAAAGAATTGGATCGGGCCAACCAAAAAAAGAGCCTACCACTATAATTAGCAAACGAGTGCCAGTGCAATTTAAGATTGACTACGAGGCAAGGGTTAACGTGGCTATATCTAATCTGATTAAGCAGTGGAGAAGGGGTTGCGTATAACGTTTTGCAAGTAGGCGATGTGGCGGATTTAGAAGCACAAAGTTTAAATTTAGAACTAAACTTTATTGGAAATCCAAAATTTGAATTAAGTACTGAACCCGCCATTTTGCCAAATTGCTGTTACCTGCTGGTGCGGTTTATTTAGCACAGAACTTGAATTGAAACGGAAACACTTTTTCTTTTCTTTTTTGTGCGATGGCAAATATTAATTTGAAAAATTAAAAATATGTTTAGTTATTACGGAAGAAAGAGTAAAATAGTAAAACACTACCCAAAACCAATCTATGATAAAATCATTGAACCGTTTGCAGGGAGTGCTGCTTATTCAATGATATATTTTGAGAAAGATGTATTACTGATTGAAAAATATGATGTGCTTGTAAAACTATGGAATTGGCTAATTAACGAAGCTACTGAAAAAGAAATACTTGCATTACCATCGGTTGTTGAAAATGATATGATTGAGAAGTTTGATTGGTTATGTCAAGAGGAAAAATGGTTAATGGGATTTTCATTAAACAGAGGTTCTGCTCAACCAAAAAACAAAGTTAAAAAGTTTTCAGATGGATGGGAGAATGTTAAAAAGCGAATTGCTAACGACTTACATAAAATAAGGCATTGGAAAGTTATTGAAGGAGATTATAGATGTATAGAGAATGAAGAAGCAACTTGGTTTATAGACCCACCTTATCAATTTGGAGGAGAGTGGTATAAACACAAAAATATTAATTACACGGAATTACATAATTATGTAGTGAATAGAAATGGTCAAATCATAGTATGTGAAAACACAAAAGCAAATTGGATTGATTTAACACCATTAGTTAAAATTCAAGGTTCTAAAAACACAAATACTACTGAAGCTATTTTTACAAAAGGAGGGGAAGAAAAAAGAAAAGAAAAAGATTTACAGGCAGGAACTCTCTTTGGGAACTAAATGTAGCACTTGCAGGTAACAACTTATTGATGCAACTTCATACCCATATCAAATGTACGTTATTACTGTAAATTATATTGCAAAGTGGAGATTAAAATTTAATCACAATGTGTGGTATACTCAATGTGGCAAATGTTATAATAATAAATCGCATAAATTCCTAAATCAAATATTAAAAGGAAGCACAATTGGTTATATAATAGATAAAAAATTCTACTCAGTAAAATATCTCCGCAATCACCTGGAGTTAATTCCAAAAGAGATACTTCCATTTTAACTCTTATTTATAATCATTAT